CAGCTGGGAGTTTGAGTTTGATCTATATTTGTAAAACTGGATGTTTGATCTTCATCTATTTCACTAAAATTAGGTGTTTGAGATTCGTCTATAAGACTCCAAACAAATGACTCTCCCAATTCTCCTGTAGCTGATAGACCTGTTATAGACACTCCTGCTTTTGCTACAACTGTTGCAGAACCTACAGAAGCTGCTGCCCCTTGACCTGTAATTTGTAATGTTATTCCTAAAGCTATAGCTATATTGCCTAATGCACTTGTTCCTGCAACACCTGTTAGTGTTACGTTACCTTTAGCTACTGTAGTTACAGATCCAACAGAACCGGTAGCTGAAAGCCCAGATACACTTACGTTAGCTTTTCCTACAGTAGTAACAGCACCTAATGCACTCGTTCCTGCTAAACCAGTAAGTGTAACTATTGCATTATGATGAATTGTAATGGATCCGAGACTTGCTGTTGCGCTTAGTCCCGCTACAGGAACATTTGCCTCTCCATCTACATCTACAGATACCCCACCAACGGTAGCAACGGCACTTGGTAAAACTGCAACTGCATCACCATTTACTCCAACTCCAGATACAGAAGCTGTCGCTGACTGCCCTGATGGTATTACATTTGCTAGAGCTATTATAGAAACAGAACCTACAGCAGAAGTAGCTGCACTTGGTGCTGTAAGTGTTACAGGATTAGGTTCGCCCCACGTATCGGAACCCCAGGTTCCTCGACCCCAGCCTGTTATATCAGCCATAGGCTATTTAAGCGATTCTGATAATCGCTGTAGAAGCTGCGGCAGCAGGAAAAACTACTGTAAAGTCACCAGCAGTAGAAGTTTTATCTCCGCCAAAGTCTATTGTAGCAACAGATTTATTACTATCAGTTGAGTTGTAAATCATGCAACCTCTAGCAGTAACAGTAGCTGTACCAAAAGTTAGATCAGCAAAATCTGTAAAGCCAGTTGTACCACTTGATGTTGGATCAACTCTAGTTAGATTCGCTCCTCCAGAAGTGTAGTTAGTCCCTGATGCTTGCCCGGTAGTAGTAAACGCAGTTGTACTAGCACCCAAAGTAGCAGAGCTTGTATACAATGCTAATTTAAAAGTGTCTCCACCTGAGTTTTTAAAATTATGAACAGCCTCTAGCAGCTCTTTTTTAAAGCTGGTTGTTAATGTTGATGAAATAGCCATACTTATATCCTTTTTACAATTTTAGCTAAATCTTCTTCTCCAGCTTTTATGAGCTCTTGAATTAAAGTAGCCTTATAGGATTTTATAGCATTTTTTATGTAAATCAAACAGACTTGTTTTATCTGCTCCTCATATGCTTTTGCTTGTGCTTTTATGTGTGGCTCTAATTCCTCAGAACTACCAACTATTTTTTCAGTTAAACGTTCTGCCCAGAACTCTGGAGGATGGCCGCCAAAGTTAGATGTTTTAGTTTCTATCACACCTAAACTTGGAACTGCTGTAGGAGTTAATTCATCTACCATTCTTTTGGCTCTGGTGGTTTTAAGTGACTATCGTTTCTATCTATAAGAATAGGTTTTTGTTCTTGTACTTCTTCTTGTAGCTCCATAGCTTCGCTTTTTTTCATAGATGTCATAAAACCTTTTCCATCTGACATAATTATCAAAGGATCCTGGAGTCTGTGGTAGCCATATAATTTTTCTTGTGCAAGAACATTGGTGTCTAACAAACCACTAGATGATGCAACTTCAATTTGAACTCCAAGGTGCATAGCTTTAGATAGCCAAAACTCTACACAGCCTCTACCAGCTTCTGCAAAGTGCAGATTACCTTTGTAACTAAAATCTATTCCAAATAGTTTAATCGTTGATACTTTGTTCCACAAAGCAAAAGCTATTGCATAAGCAACTGTGTTATTTAAGTAACAACAATTAAATTCTTTTAATATTTCATTAATTGGATACTCAATTAAGTTATTGCATCTATCATCTAATTCACAGGTGTAGATAGGTTTATCATCATTTAATAAAACTTCTATCATTCCATCTGTTTGACCCCCTGCATCATCTGTATCTAAGAATCTACTAACCGGGTCCATCATGAAAGTTCTGTCGTGAAATATTACAGATCCCACTGCATTGATAGCCCACACTTCATCAAATTTTGCTCCGTGTGATTTAGCTAAATTGTAATCTAGCCAACTTTCTCCTAGCCCTACAATAGCTATGCTTTTGCCTTCTAAGCTTTCAATTCTCTCCATTTTTCTCTCCTTAAGTTCTTTCGCTTCTTAATGAATCGTATCTATATTCGTCTCTTCTTCCTCTGGCTTCAGCCATATTTTTTAATCTTTGAATTTCTTGACCAAATCTAGTTTCATAAACAATTTGCATTTCTGGATCACCCTTTATGAATGTAGAAGCCTCTATTAATGATCCATAAAGCAATGCGTTACGAGCATTTTCTGACATCCATGTGCCTGTTGTTTGAGAAGTTAAACTTGTTGGTTTATGCAAATAATGCAATTCAACATTATAATTCTGATCTGGAACGGGTGACACAATTAAAGTAGATCCATTGTTGCTTGCAGTAGATAAATCTTTATCAAAGTCTGCATAATATAAAGGTCTTCCTCTTTCTGAACTATCAACTGCGTCATTAGAATATTCACGCATAAAGCTAGTATGTTTTTTATCTAGATAGTGATAATCATTGTTACTGTCTATGACAGCTAGAGAAAAACTAAGTTTGTAATCTGTTGGAACTGTAAGATAAGTATTGCCCACTGTTAAAACACCTGTTTGATTTTTTCTAAAATAATCAAATTCAATTAACTCTGCAATTCTTTCTTCAGTGTTGATGATCATATCGTCTAAAGTGTTAACGAAAGTTGTTTCATCATTTTCTATGTAATTCTGTATTAATGTTTTTAATTCAGTTAACGTCATGTCGTGATTGTAACCTCCCCAACTGAGCCTGTCATTTCATCTACAACAAAATTTGACCCAACTATATTTGAATCCATAGAGTTGCCTTTAGTAATATCAGTATAAACAACTACAACAAATCCTTCACCTACGCCAACATCTTGATTTGGTCTAGGCTTATAAAGAGCTTCAGGATCTATTACGTGAGGTAGTGGTTCTAACTGAGGATGTTTTGGTTCAAAGCATGTAGGACAAGTTTTTAGTCCATTCCATTCTTCTTTTAACTGATTAAGTTTATATTCAAAACCGCATCTATCGCAGATAGCTTTTGCACGTTTACCAACTGCATATGTCATATTTATGCAAAAGATTTATATCCGATTCTAAAAGATGCTCTATCTTCATCTTGACTTTGTGCTCTTTCAAACTCTTCTTCGTACATTTCTTTTAAAAGAACAACTCTTTCTGGTGCTCTTTTAATAGCTATGTAATATGCAAGCCCGGCTACAAAACAAGGATAAAACCTAAAAGGCATGTCCATGGTATCAGTTCCTTTGTCAGCATCATCCATCCTAACAATTTTATTGAATACTAATATATCTGTACTATTCTCAGGAGAAGGCCATATTTTTAATACAGGAGTATTTAACTTATCTAGAAAAAATTGAGATGGTCTAGATTTAGTTGATTTAGTTGGGATATTCAAATATTCACTTCTACTAATTCTAGACATTTGTAAATCTAGATCTGTACCGTTGGTATTTCTTCTTATAGAACAATCTAATATATCTATAACATTAGCATTTAAAGTGTAATCAGTTTGACCCTCAGTAACAGTTTGAGTAGCTTGTTCAATTGTCCATTGATTCAAGCCTCTGTTTGCCCATTCAGCCAACATAATATTTATAGATCTTTTTGCCGTTTTTAGATCGTATCCCGTTCTAAGCTCTAATCCACATCTTTCAAATGCTTCTTCTACAAACTCAGCTACATTTGGCTCAAAATCTGTGCTACCTGAAAGTGCCATTATTTTTTCTTTTTAGTTTTTTTGAGAGATCTTTCTATTTGTGCAGCTTGTTTAGCATGCAACCTAGAAGCACCTTTTAACTCTTTTATAAGTTTTCTTTTTTGTGCTATTGATAAATCAGCCATTATTCATCCTCCGCATATAGATTATCAAAAATTCTGTTTATATCCAACGTGTAGTCTAAATCAGACTTTGAATAATGTATATGAGCAGATGGTTTAAAATCAGGTGCTCCTGTCCCGGTTTCAAACCAGGCTGGATGTGTAACTCTTACTCTGTTATTTGGTAAAGCTACTATATTACCTGTCCATTCACCAGCATCTAAAAGCTCTAAAACATGACTCTGTTTATGTTGAGCTGGATCATCAGCTATTTCATTTTCTGCATAATCTACAGTAAACAAATATTTAGCTGGATAAAAATTACCATCAATCTTTGCCATCCATGGACAAGGCGTTGCCCTATCTAATACATAAATAGCGTGATGATGAGACGAACAATCCCAAGGTTGAGCATCATGTACTGCCATCGGTTCAGGCCATTCTTCAAAAGGAGTATCTCCAACTAAAGCAGTGATAGGCATTCTAGCCCACATTGCTCCACCATGTACGGTGTCTTCTTCTTCTCCTTCAGCTTCTACGCCTGTAAATATAACTTGAAAACTTAAACAACGACATGGCATTGTTGTAACAGCAATTGCCATAGCATGTAAGAATTCTCCTTGATATTTTTCGTGGTTGTGCGTGTACTCTCTCCTAACCCAACATTTAAAATGTGGGATATTACTTTGCAAATAAGCCACTTTATTTTACTCTTCCTCCCTTTTTATAACCTTTAGATTTCATCATGCCACCTTTCTTGTAGCCTTTTGATTTCATCATTCCACCTTTTTTATAGCCCTTGGACTTCATCATTCCACCCTTCTTCATACCTTTAGATTTCATGACTCCACCTTTCTTCATGCCTTTGGACTTCATAACTCCGCCCTTTTTCATGCCTTTAG